CGGCACGGAGGAGACCGCGCCCATGGCGGAGGACGCATGATCACCGCAGACCAGATCCTCATCCACGCCATAGGCGACTACATCTTGCAGTCGGACTGGATGGCCAACGAGAAAACAAAGCGCTGGTTTCCGGCGGCGTGCCACGCGCTGGTTTACCAAGATCCCCGTAAAGCCCCTGCCTTCAGGCATGGGGATATAAGGGGATTCGGCCAGAGGCCGACTGCTTTTGTTGTATTAAGTTGTGACATGCTGTATAATCTCCTTAGTGGACTACAAGAGCAACAATAACGTGGTGTATTCATGCAAATACCACGTCGTTTGGTGCCCGAAATACAGGCGCTCCGTGTTGGTCAAGCCGGTGGATGCTCGACTGAAAGCTCTCATCCGCGAGACGGTGGCGGCTCGCCGATGCGAAGTCATCGAACTGGAAGTGATGCCCGATCATGTCCACCTCCTCGTGGAGGTAGATCCGCAGTACGGTATCCATCGGTTGGTTCGCGAACTCAAAGGCAGAAGCTCGCACGCGCTACGGAAAGAGTTTCCGTCGCTGGCTACGCGCTTGCCCACCTTGTGGACCAACTCGTATTTCGTTTCCACTGTCGGCGGCTCGCCGCTCGCCGTCGTCAAGCAGTACATCGAGAACCAGAAGCGGAGCGAGCGATGACGCACCGCAAGGTCTATCGCTTCCGTATGAAGCCTAACGCCACGCAGCGGGAAGCGCTGGCGCGTATGGCTGGTGCCCGCCGCTATGTCTGGAACTGGGCACTGGCACAGCGGCAAGCCTACTATCGGGAAACTGGCAAGAGCATTCCCGCCGCAGAGCTTTCGACTAGACTCACGGCGTTGAAGCAGCAGCCGGAAACTGCTTGGCTTCTCCAAGTAGACTCCCAGGCCATGCAGCAAACGCTGGCCGATCTCCAGCGGGCCTATGCCAACTTCTTTAAGAAGCGCGCGCGTTTCCCGCGCTTCAAGAGCCGGAAGCGGGATCAGTCGCGGTTCCGCATTCCGCAGCGTGTCAGGGTTGCGGGTGGCAAGGTGTACGTTCCCAAGGTTGGGTCGGTGGGCATTCGCCAGTCGCAGCCCATGGACGGTGCAACCAAGAGCGCCACGTTCAAGCGGGACGTGACCGGAAACTGGGATGTCACGCTGGTGACTGAGTTCGCCATGCCTGATACGGCCCTGGTGGCTGCCAACCCGTGTGGGGTAATCGGAATCGACCTCGGGCTGAAAGACTTTGCCGTTCTGAGCAGCGGGGAGCGTGTCCCGGCCCCGCAATTCTTCCGCAAAGCGGAACGGAAGTTGCGGAAGGCGCAGCGCGTATTCAGTCGCCGCCGGAAAGGCAGCGCACGCAGACTCCGCGCGAAGCACAAGGTTGCATTGGTGCAGCGAAAGACGGCGAATCAGCGCAAGGATTTCCTGCACAAGTTGACCACCGGTCTGGTGGTGAAGTACGAAGGCATCTGTATCGAAGACCTGAGTGTTAAAGGGCTGGTGAGAACCAAGCTGGCCAAGTCGATGACGGATGCCTCCCTCGGTGAATTCAGAAGGCAGCTTGAGTACAAAACCATCTGGAACAGACGCCACCTTGCAGTGATCGACCGCTGGTACCCGTCGAGCAAGACCTGCCATGTATGCGGCGAGGTGAATGCCGCGCTGACGCTGGCGGATCGAAGCTGGATCTGTGTTTGTGGCGTCTGTCATGATCGCGATCTCAATGCTGCTCTGAACATTCGCACCGAAGGGCTGAAACTCCTGGCCGTGGGATACCCGGACAGGCTAAACGCACACGGAGCCGTTGTAAGACCTCCGCAGTTGGAGGCAGTCGGTGTTGAACTGTGAATCCCCTGGCTTTAGCCATGGGGAGTGTCAATCGATAGGCTTCCTGCTTCTGAAACCTTCGATAGCGGCATGGCTCGTGATCCTCGGCACACACTACCTGATAGACCGGTACCGTCTGGCGCGTTATGTGGTGTGGGCAAAGAACTTTCTGGCTCCGAGAGGATGCAATCTACCATGGTCGGAGTGCAGGTATAGCTTCGGGTATCCGCCTGAGCGCCCGGTATGGCTGGCGATGTGGCTTCTGGTGATCGCCGACAATATACTGCATGTCGCTATAAATGGTCTGGCTCTGAGGTATCTATAATGGCACAATCCATCACCACCGACAAACTGGAAAAGCTGATAAACGCGGCGATCCAGACGCTCATCGATCAGGAAGTAAGGCTGGCGGTCGAAGACGCGCATCGGCGGATCGACAATAAGATCCCGGATATCATTGCGGGAGTAAGCCTCAGAGTATTGAAGCAATTCAGCGTTGCGCACTTAAACGATGAGATGGTTATACATGTGAGGATTGAGGAAAGATGACACCTCCCTGGATGACCATCTTCCGCCACGGCCCATGCCCGCAGCCGGGTTGCCACCAGTGCGCGAACTACTACCCGGTCGGGTACGCCTGGAGATACCAGGGGCTGTTTTTCATGACGGGGCTGGTGCTGGGGAGGAATTGAGGGCTTAATGGGTTTGGAACGACGTGTACCGGAAAAGTTGAAACGCGGCGTCTGTTTACCGACCACCATGGGATACGTGTGGATAAAGGCGACAGCGAAAGATTTCAACATCCTTATCGAGTGCCACGCCGAGAGTGGAAAAGAACAACACACGGTGCTGTCCGGTTTCGCGGTGCTGCATGAGAATGGTAACCCGGAGGGTCTGTTCAAGGAGCTGTACGGTTACATGTGCCAAAGGACTCTTTGGGAACCGCCGGTTTGGTGTGCGGAGTATCAGGAGCCGTGGGATTCGTGGCCTTACCCGATGGATAAATATCGTCTCATTCCGTTTTATGACGTGACCCCGCAGCTTCCTTACCAGGGATGGCGCACATACGCCGATGTGCTGTTGGATAAGCGGTGGGCGGCATGATGCAGGACATCCACCTTTCCGAAGAAGACGGCTGGTTTTTTCTGTCGTACACCAGCGTGCCGAGCCTCCACGATGGCGACCTCGGGCGCGGCGGGGCCGGTTGCGTAGCCCGGTTCCAGACATCGGCCGAACGGTCGCACTACATCGAGATCGACAGGATGCGGGAGGTGATCGGATCTTTAAACTCGGAGATCCGGTGGCTGAAGACCGTCAAGGGCGCGAATAAAAACCTGCGTGAAGCGCGGGCTGCGGCGAAGGCGGAGAAGTTAGCGCTGGCGAAGTACAGGGACGAGGCAGGGTTGTGACCGGAGAGTACTGCCGTTGCTGCGGGATACCGCTTGGCATCGGGATGCACATCAACCATCCGCTGGCGTACGAAGCAAACCGGGTAGTGCCGGGTGGCACGGCATACGTTCCGGTATGTGCTGTATGTCACGAGAAGGAAGTGGAGAGGATCAGACGTGAAGCAAATAGTGCGCAGCGGGCCGAATTGGGCTGATGTGATTGACCTGGATGATTGGAAGGCACCAATGCCAGATCCTAAATTCCCGAACGGCTGGTACAAAACTCCGTCCGCTATGCGATGGTCTGAATTTACCGCCAAACTACTTCCCGAGTCCGTACCGGGGCCGCACGACTGGTACAACCCGCGCGAGCGTCTGTGGTTCTGCACGATGAACGGGGTGCAGTTTGCGGTGGTCGACAGCAATTCGGATCAGGCATTGGCGGCGGTGGATGAGGCATTCGTCCGGTGGCCTACATGAGAACCATCGGACCCATGGGCATCTGTCCTCACTGCTCTACCCCTCTCGACCAACTCGGCCACATGGAAGGCCCTGCGATGCCGCAGGAATGGGTTCCCGAAAACCTGTGGCGTTGCCGGAATTGCCCGTATGGGAAGAACCGTTTCACGGTGGAGAACGGCTCGTTGGAACCGATGACCAAAGTGAGGGAGTAATATACTTTATGAGCAACAGCGTCTTGGAGTTGATCGAGATTGCACGTCTCCACGAGATAACGAATGACGAACACGAGGCACAGGTACGCAGTTTTACCTATGGCAACACTCACTTCGAAAATGAAGATATCACACGCGCTGACGTTGACCGGGCGGTGGATTCGTTGATAAGCAAGTCAGCCCTCCACGCATAGCGGCCTGGGCGGAATCGGCTTTTTTGCTTCCCGCAGTGGTGCCAACGGCGTCGGTGAATCGGAACGCCGGAGACTTTACAATTCTGGTCATGTTGAGCTTGCTTTGCTGAACGAGTAAGGGTTAAACTGAAGGACGGAATCAGTTCAACGGTTTACCGTGGGCTGCGCGAAAAACGGACCGGAGATGTTCTCAAAGCTCACCGGTCCGTTTTCATTTAGAATCGCTTTAACCATAAAACTACAACTGTAGAGCATAGCTCTTCTACCGACCTAAAACTACAAACGTAAAACTTTCTGCTACGATGGGTTCAATGATACCCGGCAAGCCGAAATCCTCAACCGTAATCGCCGTCGGACACGAAGGAACCCATGGCGGTGTCAACGTGGCGCAGGGAGGCATGATCGACGACTACCCGATGAAGTTCGGGATCGTCGCGCATAAGAAGCCGGAGTCGAGCAGGAAGCCCCGGGACCAGAGCGGAGTCATCAAGCGGGTAGTTCCTGAAAGTTCAGGCACTACCATCAAACGACGGCGAATCTTCGGGGTAAAATAAGAACGTGCCGTCCGTATCCCAAAGGCAGCAAAGATTTTTCGGTGCAATCAAGGGCGGAGCCATACCCAAGCCAAAAGGCATGAGCGACAGGGTGGTCGACGAGTTCGCAGCGACGCCACGTAGTGGATTACCGCAGCGCGCGCCACACATGGCCACCGGTCGCGCTGCGCCTCATCTGGCATCTGGCCGCGCCCCAACACTCCTCGAAGCTCCCAGTACGAATCCCATTCACCAAGGAAACATCAACATGACGAACACAGCCTTTCAGCAGACGAGCCGGAACCGGATGCCGCCAGCGCGCGGGCAAAGGATGCCGAACAACATGTCTGGTGCGCCGCCGATGGCCAATGGCGGCAAGATGCCGTCGTGGATGGAGCGATCCCGGCAGATGATGGCGGATGGGGGAGACGGTAAGCTAATGGCTACGCGCAGTATCGTAACAACCACGATACCGTCTGGACCCGGTAAAGCTCCGCCACCAAGAAACGCGCCGCTGCCTGTGACTACTGTGACGCCCACGGCGCCAGACGCAGGCGTGATGAGAGGTTTCGATGAGCCGTTGTTTCAGTCCCGCTTCCGTCCCAACCACGAGAAGGCAACCTACGGAAAAACGCACAATACGTCTGTTACCTATATTCCAAAGGCTCAGTGGATTACCGCACCCCAGACCAGCCAATCCCCGCCATCCGCAAACAACCTAATCACGCCCGCCAGCGGCTTCCAGAGCGATAACCGTCCCATCCCCGGCACCCCGCTTCAGAACATCCAGCCGACGTACTGGGGAACCCACGAAGCGGAGCGGCCGGACGATGACGACGACAGCACGCCGCACATGGCGAACGGCGGGTACGGGGAACCGCAGGGTACCATGCGTGGGTATAGCGACCGCAATGAGCACATCGGTGGAGTGCGGCGTCCCATGGGCGACCGGCAGGGCATGACTCCACACATGGCCGATGGCGGCCGACCGGCCCCTGTAGCCGGTGACATCGCGCCGTACCGGGTTCGCCGGACTCCGAAATTGCAGGAGCCGGATACGCCGGAAGCAGGTTCTGAGGGCGGCATCCGCAAAGGGCGCCGGTACTTCGGACAGATGGAAGGCGACGCGCCGCGACGCGCCGACGCGCCGGCGAAGATGATGGCGGATGGCGGTAAGTGGGCCTCTGAAGCGTTCGGCCACAACAAGGGAGGATTGCATCGGGCGTTGGGAGTGCCGGAAGGAAAGACGATCCCCGAGGCGAAGAAGGTAGCGGCAACCCACTCGAAGAATGCGCACTTGCGCCACATGGCTCAGGCAGCCGTAAACATTTAACGCGGGATTTTGGTACTGCCTGAAAGTCAGGCACTACCGGGATTTTGGCGATCCTCTACGCGCTATCCTGACTACAGGATGCACTGGCCACCAAACATCGTACGACCGGAAGGCAGGCAAAAACCTCGACCGGTACGCAGGCCGACGGGCCGGACTACCGAGACTGAACCGCTGGATTCGCGCCAAGCCTCAACGCAGGATGCCGCACGCCCGCACGCCATCGTCGGCACCGTGGAGGCAGCCCTCAAGTTCGCCGCCGGCCAGTACCCGATCCGCGTGATCCCAAAACAGAACATCAAGAGCGGTGTCACTGGTAAAAAAGACTCCCATATCCACGGCTACAGGACCACGGTTTCAAACGACGCGGAACTCACTACATTTGTAGAAACAGGGGTAAAACTCTCTCCAATGGGGCGTGTTTACCTCGTAAAGACGGGAAAAACGGCAGGAACGTAAAAATTCAGGCTCAGATAGAGTTGGGAATTATATTGCACTGGACTCCCTAAAAATGCAGGCCCAGATAGAGTTTCTCGAAAATCACAAAAACGCCGACGAGATCGTGGTAGACCAGTCGACAGGCCAGGTCGTGGAGGCCCGGTACCTGTGGCTGGACGGTCGGGTGCGGGAGATCCCCGCGATTTACCGCTACCCGGAGTACTAATGCCACTTGCTACGCCAGAAGAACTAGCGAAGTACCCGCCACCGCCGCTCCCGGACTGGGTTGTCAATCGAAACCTTTTGCCATGCCCGGAGTATCAGATTCAGTTTTTGAAGCCGGATACGAAGTCGGGAAAGAAGGGAGATCCCTTTTGGACCTCGATCTACGGGAGCCAAACGTGGGCGCTTGTTTGTCCTTTCGATGAAATATTAACGGGAGGGGAACGCGGCGGAGCAAAGTCAAGCGAACTCATCGCCTGGTTCGCCATGGGAGACTATTCGCTGCATCCCGAAGATCCGGCCCGATATTCATTCCTCCTTGAGCCGAGCTATCGTGCGCTGGCGCTCAGGAAAGAGTACCAGGCAATGGGAGAGTTCGTCGACGAAATGGAGGATTTCTTCGGGCCGCTCGGCGGCAAGAAGAAGGACGACCCAGCCGTATTCGTATGGAAGAACGGCGCGAAGATTTACACAAATCACCTCGGCGACAAAAACGCATTCGAGAAATATCGCGGTCTTGGCCTGACGCGCATCGGTATCGAAGAATTGACGCAGATCGAGGAAATGAAGTGGTACCTGAAACTGCTCGGGTCCCTCCGCGGTAAGAAACAAGTCCGCGTTCACGGCAGGAATACGTACCCGCCCCTGCGTTCGCAGATCAAATCGACGGCTAACCCGGACGGAGACGGGAAAAAGTGGGTCAAGCATAGATTCGTAAAGGTATACGACTCCCAGGGAAACCTCATACCGCCGAATCGTCCAATGAGAGATGCGATTACCGGGTTGACCCGTATATTCATCCCGATGCACCGCGTCGACAATCCGTATCTGAGGGACAACAAGCAGTACCTGGGTATGCTGTTGTCGCAGGACGAAACAACTCAGCGCGCGTGGTTGCACGGCGACTGGGACTCCGATGCCGGCACGTTCTTTGAAACATGGCGCCCTAACGGCCCCGTAACGGCGGAAGAGAAAGAGAAAATGCCATGGGCAAGGCACGTCGTGGATTCAGCCGATCTGAGTCCATGGTGGTTCCGGTTCGGCGGTGGCGACATCGGATACGACCATCCCGCGGCGTGGCACAAGTTTTGCCGTAATGAGAAGGACGGTCGCATCCACTGCTATGACGAGATGCTGCTCAGGCAGGTCAGCGCGTTCGAGAACGGCGTGGAACTGGCCAAATGGTGGTTGCCGGATCTGGAGCACCTGCCGGACAAGACCGTCACCATTGCGCTATCCAGCGACGCTTTTTCCGAGCGTGACGACAGCCGCACGCAGGCTGGTCAGATCGCGGCCGGCATCAACAGCATTCTCGGACCATACAGCGCGTTTCTACTGAAGTACACCGACGAGGAGCGGGCGTCCATGGAGAAAGATCCGTCTCTCGCTAAGCGTATGTTCGACCGCCGCGTGGCCACCGCAACGCAGGAAGCGAAGTTCCGAATCATCCTGAAGCCGGCCAGCAAGAACGTCGTCGACCGCTGGTCCTATATGCGGGATCTGCTCAGGTTCCGACCGACCGTGGTTGAGACGGAAGCGGAACTGAAACAACGGCTCATCGAAACATTCAACCGTGCGGGAGCCGACACGGACCGATCCGGCGCCGTTGCCGCTTATGAGCGGGAATTAGCAAAGGTTAAGCGTGTCGAGAGGGAAGTGCTCCCGAAACTTCAGGTTTGGAAGAAGTGCGTCGGACTGATTCGCTGCATGGAGGAGGCAACCAAAGACGAGGATCATCCGGGGAAAATAAAGAAATGGAATGCGGTGGAAGGAGTCGGCGGCGACGATGCGATTGAGGCAGCTGGGATGGCGCTTCACCACTTCAAGGAAATCGAGACCACAATGCCGAAATCCTACTTCGTCTCCGAGCAGATGGAGAAAATTCAGGAGGCGCACCGGGAGCAAACCGGAGCACCCATCACGGACCCCAACCGGCTGATTATGATTCATCAGACGCAGTCCGCAAGATACGAGAAATCTCATGTATCCGCTGGTGGCCCGCTGTACATCCCGCGCGCGTCTTCATCA